CACAACTAATCCTAACAGCAGTGACCAGGCCAATGCTTTTGAAAGTGTCACACATACCTATGGTATGTGGATGGTACCACCTGATATCGGTGTACAGATTATAGTACTATTCATTGCTGGTGATCCTTTGCGCGGTTATTGGTTAGCTTGTGTAAATCCAAATCTCAGCCATCACATGTTACCAGGTTTAGCAGGCAGTACCAATGTTGACTTAAATTCAGCTAGTGGTGCCGACCGCACTGGATTCCAAGCAGGAGTTCCTGTTCCAGTCGCAGAGTTTAACGAAAATCTACCTGAAAATGTAACTAATCCCGCATTCTATAATTTAAGTAAACCCATACATACTGAACAGTATGGCATACTAAAAGTACAAGGTCTGGATAGAGATCCTATACGTGGTGCTATAAGTAGCAGTAGCCAACGAGAAACTCCAAGTGCCGTGTTTGGTATCAGCACACCGGGCCGTCCACTTGATGCACAGGATCCCGCTAATCCTAAGAATGATTATATCAATAAACTAAACACAGGTACATTGCCTCCAGATTTCTTTAGGATCAAAAGTCGCAAAGGTGGCCACACATTTGTCATGGATGATGGTGCTACATTAGGGCAGAACCAGTTAGTCAGACTACGCACCGCTGGCGGACATCAAGTGCTCATGCATGACAGCAGTAATACCCTATATATTTCGCATAAAGATGGTACCAGCTGGATCGAACTAGCCACGGATGGACAGATTAAAATATTCAGTCAAGGTAGCTTCAGCGTGAGATCGCAAGGTACTATAAATTTACACAGCGATGCTAGTATCAATCTCAATGCGGCTAATAATATAAATCTCAATGCAGGAGGCAAGATACAAGCAGAATCCTCTAGTACAACTTTACTTACAGGAAGTCTTAGTGTAGATGTTAAGACTACCGCACAATTTAAGATTGGTGGACCATTCAAAGTTGAAACCAGCGCAGGGATAAGCCTTAAGGCCGCACAGACTTATGCACTAGAAGCCTCACAGATCTTAAACAACAGTGGTGGAACTTTGGTAGTTTCTGGAGTAGACGCATTCAAATTAAACAATTTTCCAGATACATCACGAGATAGTGGCAGTGGTCTATGGGTCAACAGACCTAATCAACTAAGCAGCATAATCACAGTAGCACCTACGCATGAACCCTATGCTAGAGCCGAGGCAGTAGCATTTTTTAACCCTGAAAATGCCAGCTCAGGTATAACGCCTCAAGCGACCTACACAGGTGCAGTTGATGCTATCAAGGGTATTGCCGGAACTGAAGTTAAGAATCCGGGCGGAACTAAAGATCTACGCAATCAACCAGAACCTATCAGCACAGTAGGAAATCTCAGCAAAGATCAGATGACAGCATATCTGGCACAGATAGGCAAGAGTGAAAGCGGTGGAGACTACACAGCAGTTAACAGCCTAGGATATGTAGGCAAATACCAATTTGGTTATCAGGCCCTGATAGATGGTGGTTATGTGAAATCATCAGTTACTAGCCTAGCACAACTAGATAATCCCAACTCATGGACGGGCAAAGATGGAGTAACTGACAAGAGTGCTTGGTTAAACAACCCCAGCGTACAGGAATCGGCTATGATCGAATACACGCAACGTAATTATACGGCCATGGTCAAGAATGGTGCTGTCACAGCTGACATGCCTCCAGAAGAAGTTGGTGGTATGTTAGCCACTAGTCATCTACTAGGTGCGGGTGGTGCTAATAAATGGCGCAACGGCCAGGGTGGTGCAGACGCATTTGGTACCACTGGTAGCAGCTATTTTCAAAAAGGCAAGTATGCGGTAGCAGTACTAGCACCGCAGGTACCAGCAGTCAAGGCAGGATAAATATCTATATGGCTATCATGTATCGTGGATTTAGTACTATCGGGCGCACACGCAAGTATCGCCTGACGGATTTTGAGTTGGTCAAGCAGGATTTGATCAATCATTTCTACATCCGCAAGGGTGAAAAGCTGATGAATCCTAATTTTGGTACTATCATCTGGAATGTGGTACATGAACCGCTTACAGAAGACCTAAAAAGCGTGATAATCTCAGATATCAAAGCTATAGCCGAGTATGATCCAAGGATCAGTATAGATAACGTGGTTATCACTGAGTTTGATCAGGGTATACAAGTAGAACTACAACTGCGCTATGTCTTAACAAATCAGACCAATCTGCTGAATCTACAGTTTGATAATCAGAACAACACACTTACCGCTGTTTAATTAACTACCCAGTTATTTTTCCTGATAAATACATTATATTAGGGAACTATCGATGGCAATTACCACAAGACAAAGCAGTTTACTAGTCGCAGAAGATTGGACTAAACTATATCAAACTTTCCGTAATGCGGATTTCCAAAGTTATGATTACGAAACCCTGCGCAAGAGCATGGTTGATTATCTCCGAATCTACTATCCAGAAGACTTCAATGACTTTATTGAAAGTTCAGAATTTATAGCCTTAATCGACTTGATCGCTTTCCTAGGACAATCATTGGCGTTCCGCGGAGATCTAAATGCCCGTGAAAACTTCATCGATACAGCACAGCGCCGTGACAGCGTGCTTAAACTAGCACGACTAATCAGCTATAATCCCAAGCGCAATATTCCTGCGAGCGGACTACTAAAAGTTGACTCAGTCAGTACAACTGAAACTGTTTTTGACAGCAACGGTTTAAATCTATCAGGGCTAGTGATCAACTGGGCGGACAGTGCTAACGACAATTGGCAAGAACAATTCATAGCAGTGATCAATGCCAGCTTGAACAGCAATCAAGCAGTGGGTAAACCCAGCAACAGCAAGATCTTAAATGGAGTGACTACAGAAGAATATCAGATCAACCTAGTGCCAAATCTCACAGCTACCTATCAATTCAGCGCCGCAGTTGAAGGTAGCCAGATAGCATTTGAGATAGTAAGTCCAACATCAGCAGGACAGGAATATCTTTATGAATCAGCACCTAGGCCCAACAGCCCATTTAACCTATTATACAGAAACGACAATCTAGGTAATGGCAGCAACAATACAGGATATTTCCTACACTTTAAACAAGGTGCGCTACAAAGTATAGATGTCAATTTTCAAGAAAGCCTACCCAATCGTGTGTATAGTTTAAATGTTAGTAACATCAACAACACTGATGTTTGGGTATATAGCCTAGACAGGAATGGTAATCTCAGCACACAATGGACACCAGTGCCCAGTGTTGGTGCTACTAACGTTATCTATAACAAATCTACTAACAAGAACATCTATCAAGTCAGCACACGTGCAGGTGATCAGATCGATCTAGTTTTTGGTGATGGCAGTTTCGCAAACATTCCACAGGGCAGATTCAGGATCTATTACAGGGTCAGCAATGGTCTCAGCTACAAAATATCGCCAGATGAACTTAGAGGCATAGTGATTCCCATAAACTATGTCAGCCGCACTGGTCGCACAGAAACTATCAACATACGTGCTAGCCTACGTTACACAGTTACAAATGCTACCACACGTGAAACAGTAGATGACGTGCGCCAGAAAGCGCCGCAACAATACTACACACAGGATCGCATGGTCACAGGTGAAGACTACAATATCTTACCATATACCTTATTCAACAATGTATTAAAAGTCAAAGCAGTAAATCGTACCAGCAGTGGTATCAGTCGATATCTTGATGTTATCGATACCACAGGCAAGTATTCATCAACTAATATATTCTGCCAAGATGGTATATTGTATCGCGATGATCCCATAGATTCATTTAATTTCAGTTTCAATACTACCAATGATGTCTATAGGGTGATCAACAATCAGGTTAAACCTCTAACATCTTCCAAAGAGATGTTACAGTTTTTCTACAGTACTTATAATGCTATTAATGCCTCAAATACCTATTGGAACAAGTCACTAGATGATGCAGGCATCACTGGATATTTCTATGATAATACCAACAATATTCTACAGGTAGGTGATTTTGTAGCTGACAGCAAGAGATACATCAAGCAAGGCAGCATAGTGAAATTTTCAGCTGGTACAGATAATTATTTTGATGCACGTAATACTATACAGCCGGGTGTGCCAAGCAACAGCGGAGACAAATATTTTATCTATGCTCAGATCATACAGGTCTTGGCAGATGGTACCAATGGTGGTCAAGGCAATCTAGACAATGGCAGTGGACCTATAACACTTAATCAAGTAGTGCCAACAGGTGCAGAGGCTGTACGTATATTTCCAGTATTTAATAATAATTTCACTGACGCTCTGACTATCAGCATAGTAGATTACATCAGGGCCTATAAGGATTTTGGTCTACGCTATGATGTAACAGACAGCGAATGGACTGTAATACAACCCGAAGATCTCAACACAGGAGATTTTAGTCTAGGTAACGCTGGTAATACCAGCGCCGCTGGACTTGACGCCAGCTGGTTAATACGTTTTCAAGCAGTAGGACAGACTTATACAGTCTACTACAGAGGACTAGAGTATATCTTTGAAAGTGTTCGTGAAACAAACTTTTATTTTGATGACCGTGTAAAGATCTTTGACCCAAGGACAGGATTTACAATTAAAGATCAAATCAAAGTTCTAAAAGTAAATACCAATCCTGATGACAATCAATCATTGGCATTAGACTACATATGGCACATCTATGACAACATCGTAGAAGTTGATGGATACGCTAATTCTAGCAAGATATTAGTCACGTTTCCTGACAGTAACGATGATGGTATTCCAGACAATCCAGAATTATTTGAATTGTTGATAAGTCCAGATACTAATTCTAATCAAAAATATGTCTACTTCCAAAATACCTTTGGTTATGATAATTTCGTCATACAGACACCAGTGAGTAACAGTCTAGTGGTCAGTACTTATGATACATTGACTGCGGCACAGATAGCGGCTACATTATTCCAAGATGGGCAATTATTCTATATAGCACCAACTGATACTTTTTATCAACTGTCAGTCATTGGTGCGAGTTATACGCTAAATGTTGTTACAGGTTATACTGCCAAAATTGGCCGCCAAGATCTATATTTCCAATATAGACACAGCAGTCCAAACAATCGACGTATTGATCCTAGTCCAAACAATATCGTAGACTTGTATATCTTGACCAAAGCCTATGCTACAGATTATCTAGCTTGGATACAGGATACTACAAATACAGTACAAGAACCTATCGCTCCTACTCCAGAAACACTTGGCACAGACTATAGTACTTTAGAAAAATACAAGAGCATCAGCGATACGATAATCTATAATCCCGCAAAATTTAAACCCATCTTTGGTGACAAAGCCGAAGCTGCACTGCGAGCAACATTTAAAGTTGTTAAAAATGCCAGCGTGGTAGTCAGTGACAATGATGTCAGGACCTCGGTCATTGCGGCCATAAACACATATTTTGATATCGCCAACTGGGACTTTGGTGAAACGTTTTATTTCAGTGAACTATCAGCGTATCTACACAGCGTACTAGCCCCAAACATCGCATCAGTGACTATAGTACCAACCAGCACCAGCGAAGCATTTGGTAGTCTGCTACAGATAAATGCTGAATACAATGAAATCATTGTCAGTGCGGCCACAGTCGATAACGTGCAGATTATCACTGCTATTACTGCCGCACAGTTAAATCAAACAGTAGCAGTATAACGAATGATTAAAATCTAACTAAAGAGAACATAATGGCCGCAAGAAAAAGTATAAATTTACTTCCTAATGTATTCAGGACTGATGTCAATGACAAGTTTCTCAGTGCTACATTAGATCAGCTGATTTCTGAACCTTCGCTTACGAATCTATATGGATATATTGGTCGCAAGTTTGCACCTACATTCGTAGATGGTGATAGTTATATAACGGAAGGATCAGCTGATAGGCAAAATTATCAACTTGAACCAGCTACTATAATAACAGACACAGATGATAATACCACGTTCTTCGCAAGTTATATTGATTTCCTTGACAAGATTAGATACTATGGTGGATTGACAGATGATCACAGCAGATTATTTGCTGGTGAATACTACAGTTATGATCCAAGAATCAGCTATGACAAGTTCGTAAACTTTGGCCAATACTATTGGATACCAAACGGACCTCCAGCAGTACAGGTCAATACCAGCGGTGTGGAACTGGTCAAGACATTCCTAGTCACACGCAATGATAATCAAAACGTCTATGATTATTCAGTGGGCGGCATAAAAAATAATACATTGGTACTAGCTCGTGGTGGCACATATACATTCACCGTCAATCAATCAGCAGGTTTTTGGATACAGTCAGAACTAGGTGTCGACGGCCGATTAAATGCGACTCCGACTATCAGCAGCCGCGATGTGCTAGGAGTAGAAAACAATGGTGCCGCATCAGGTGATGTAGTATTCCGTGTACCACAGAAAGACGCACAGGATCGTTTTCTTGCTATGGAGTTAGTGGCCACTGTTGATTTTGCAGTTCCATTGGCATACTCTAATTTACAAAATAGACTCTTAAGTGATTTCGTCACTGACTATCCGCAGTATGCAGGACTTACAGGATCACTAGATGGTAAAACATTGATTTTCGTTGATCAACAGAATCTAACTAATTTTGGTGAAGAGGCCTGGACGGTTGCTGGGGAAACAGATAGTATTTCAGTTGCCTATGATAATGGTGATGTAGTAGCCGCCGCTGATCGATATGGTGTTTGGAAGATACAGCTCATACCTTCAGGTGATGACTTCCTTATCAATTCTTATCCTTTGGATACTGTGGCTATAGATCAAAAAGTCTATGTTAAGTATGGACTAGTGAATGCCAATCAAGAATTCTATAGAGATTTCACAGGTTTCTTTGAGCGTATGCCGCTTATCACCAGCACAGCAGATACACTTTACATACAGGACGGTGATCGTGGAGATATCTATACCAAAATTAAAATCGTAGATTTTCAAGATTTTAATATAGATGTCAATGGCGACATCCTAGGTCAGATAGATTATACTAGCCCCAACGGTGTTAAATTTACCAGCGGATTAAAAATACAGTTTGACACTGATGTAATTCCTGCAAGTTATCAGAATAACGTCTATTACGTTGAAAATGTTGGTGACAGCATAAGACTAGTTGATACTAGGCTGCTGGTCACACCAGAATCATTCAATGACGAAATAGCTATTAATTATCCCGTACAACAGATAGTATTAGACTCTGCTACTACTGCGATAATACCTGGTGGTTCAATTATTACCATCGGTGGAATACCCATCGAGACCAACACAGAGATATCCGTAGGATCAATTAAAATTACCACACTAGATTCAGTAGCGGCTATTACCAAAGATATGACAATCACAGGAACAGGAATCGCTGATGGTACAACTGTTTATGATGCGTTTGCTGAAACAGTATTTCCTGATTATATCACTATCAAGAGAGATGCATTAGATCTTAATTCTTGGGCTCGTCATAATCGTTGGTTCCATGTTGATGTCATTAAAGCCACAGCAGAATACAACGATGATGTGCTGATACTAGACCAGAGACTGCGTGCCCAGAGACCTATCGTGCAGTTTGAAGGTGATCTGCAATTATTCAATCATGGCCGCATAGGTAAGAAATATATTGACATATTAGACACTATTATCACAGACGCTTTCAATCAACTCGAAGGACAGTTAGTAGATGATGGTGGTGCGATCACCTACAATACCGCTGTATCTCCAGCTGAAGTATTCTATGATGGTGTACTAGTTGGTACATCCAACACAGTAAATTTCATAGGTGATGGCGCATTTGGAGTAACGTTATTTGATGGTATGCGTGTGTTGTTTGCCGCGGATGAAGATCCATTGGTCAGAGATAAAATATATGTGGTAAATCTCGTGCAGTTTGAAGTTGATGCATTTGGTCGTCCTACCGGTGCTAAACATATCAAATTGACTATAGCAGATGACGGTGATGCTGAAGAGTGGGATTCTGTGGTAGTTAGACTTGGCCAACGCAAAGGCAGTGCTTGGTGGTACAATGGTTCGCAATGGTTAGAAAGCCAGCAGAAAACAGGACTACAGCAAGATCCTTTATTTGATGTTTATGATGCCAATGGTAGAAGCCTATCTGATACAGATTATTACCCTCGTAGCACATTTGCTGGTACTAAGGCATTTGGTTATCAGCGTAATGCCAATGGATCTACTGATCCGGTTTTAGACTTTGCCTTGGGCTATAGGAGTTTCCAAAGCCAAGGTGATATTCTGTTTTCAAATTATTTTAACACCGACACATTTGAATACGTGGTTGGCCAGACGACATTTACAAAAAATATCAGCATAGGATTTTTGCAAAACATAGTTGATAGGACTACTACTAGTCCCAAGAATACCTGGCGCACGGTAGTAGAACCTAGCCGCCAATATCAAGTGATGAGTTTTGTCTACGATGGAATCAATAGTTCATTCGCACTAGACGTTACACCAAATAGTCAAAATGTACATGGTACGACTAACACCATACCATATGTTAAAGTCTATAAAAATAAAAAATATCTGTTACAGTCCGAGTGGACGATCAGCATAGATAACAAGATAACCTTAGCTACTGAACCAACTGAAGGTGACATAATTGATGTTGAAGTTTATAGCTCACAAGTAAGCCAGTCTGGTTATTATCAAGTACCATTGAATCTGGATCTGAATGCACAGAACATTGACGTCAATGATCTCACCCTAGGACAGATCCGTAATCACTTGGTTGAGCTCAGCAGAAACAGCACCAATCTCGATGGGGATGTGTTGGGTCCTTGTAATCTTAGAGACATTGAAATCAAAGCACAAGGCGGTACTATACTGCAACACAGTGCACCACTACCTTATGCTGAATTATTTTTGCTAGATCCCCAAGCTAACTTCATAGATGCAGTAAAATTAGCACAGCGAGAATACACTAAATTTAAGAACAAGTTTCTTGAACTAAGTTCTAGCTTACCAGGCATAGATCCTGATGATCCGGTAACCAGCGTAGATCTCATCTTAGCACAGATCAATCTAAACAAAATGCCCACACTACCTTGGTTCTATAGTGACATGGTACCTTATGGCACACTAAAAAATACCATAACTTATACGGTTTTTGATCCACTTGTGCTTAGTTATGAAATCACTTCAGTGTTTTCATCTGTTACATTAAACAGTCGGGCAGTATTGGTTTATCTAAACGATATACAATTGATATTAGGCATCGACTACACATTTGACACAGATAGACCTGCTGTTACATTTAGCGACATATCCATCACTCTAGCAGTCGACGATGTCATAACCATAGTGGAATACAGCAATACTGATGGTAGTTTTGTACCAGAAACACCCAGCAAGCTAGGCACATATCCTAAATTTAAACCAGAAATCGTAGCAGATGACACCTATAGGACTACAAGAAATGTCATACGCGGCCATGATGGTAGCATAACTCCAGCGTTTGATGATTACCGAGACGATTTCTTACTGGAATTAGAAAAACGTATATACAATAATATCAAGCTACCTGACACTGGATCTTACAGAGACATCTACAGTCTATTACCAGGTAAATTCAGAGACTCTGGATATACCTACAGTCAAATGTGGAGCATTCTCAGCAAGAATTTCTTAACCTGGGTAGGCAATAACAGGATTGCAGATTTTACATCAAATGACACGTTCCTAAGCAATGATGGATTCACTTGGAACTACTCGAGATTTGTTGATAGGATAGACGGTGAATACATGCCAGGTAGCTGGCGTGCGGTTTATGAATATTTCTATGATACTATATATCCACATACTCGTCCATGGGAGATGCTGGGATTTGCAACTAAACCTGATTGGTGGGAAGACTACTACGGTCCGGGTCCTTATACAGGTGGGAACAAACTCTTATGGGATGATTTAGAAGCGGG